CATCACGATCACGCCGCGCGCGGTGGCGGCCGGGATTTCGACATTGTCGACGCCGATGCCGGCGCGGCCGATGACCTTCAGGTTCTTCGCCTGCTCCAGCAGCTTGGCGGTGACCTTGGTGGCCGAGCGGATGGCGAGCCCGTCATACTCGCCGATGACGGCCGCGAGCTTGTCCTTGTCCTTGCCGAGGCTCGGATCGAAGGTCACGTCGATGCCGCGATCCCTGAAGATCTGGACGGCGGCGGGGGAGAGGGCGTCGGAAATCAGGACCTTGGGGGCGGGCATGGGAGGCTCCGGCTGGCGCCGCGCTAGCTGAGGGGAGCGTTTCGGCGCTGAGAAGGGGAGGTCGTCATGGCCGCCCTTGTGGCGACCATCCACGTCTTCGCGCGGCTCGGCGCCGCGCCTTCGGATATCGGCTGCGCCGCCCGTCTCGAACGCTCGCGACGCCATTGGCGAAGCGAGGCCGGATGGTCGGGACAAGCCCGACCATGACGGGGCGGAGGCGAAGCGCTTACGCCGCCTTCTTGCCCAGACCCGCCTTGGCATCGGCGAAGGCATAGGCGATCCAGGGCATCAGCGCCTTGAGGTCGCGCGCCTGCACGGTCGCGCCGCACCAGATGCGGAGGCCCGGAGGGGCGTCGCGGTAATGGCCGAGATCGTAGCCGGCGCCGGCCTTCTCGATGATCGAGACCACCTGCTTGGCGAAGGCCGCCTGCGCGTCCGCCGGCAAGGCGGTGACGGCCGGGTCGGTGAACTTCAGGCACACGCTCGTGTTGGAGCGCGTCTTCGGCTTCACGGCGAGGAAGTCGATCCAGTCGTTTTCGCGCACGAACTTGGCGATGACGCGGGCATTGCCGTCGGCGCGCTTCACCAGGCCGTCGAGGCCGCCGACCTTCTGCGCCCATTCCAGCGCGTCGATATAGTCCTCGACCGCGAGCATGGAGGGGGTGTTGATGGTCTCGCCGGTGAAGATGCCCTCGATCAGCTTGCCGCCCGAGGTCATGCGGAAGATTTTCGGCAGCGGCCAGGCCGGCTTGTAGCTTTCGAGCCGGGCGACGGCGCGGGGCGAGAGCACGATCATGCCATGCGCGGCCTCGCCGCCGAGCACCTTCTGCCAGGAGAAGGTGACGACATCGAGCTTCGGCCAGTCGAGGCGCTGGGCGAAGGCGGCGGAGGTGGCGTCGCAGATGGTCAGCCCCTCGCGATCGTCAGCGATCCAGCTCGCGTCGACGACGCGCACGCCGGAGGTGGTGCCGTTCCAGGTGAAGACGACGTCGCGGTTCTTGGTGTCGACCTTCTTGAGGTTCGGCAATTCGCCATAGGGCGCGTCGAAGGTGCGGACATCGGCGAGCTTGAGCTGCTTGACGACATCGGTGACCCAGCCGGCGCCAAAGCTCTCCCAGCTCACCATGTCGACGCCGCGGGCGCCGAGCAGGGACCAGAGCGCCATCTCGACGGCGCCGGTATCGGAGGCCGGCACGATGCCGATGCGGTAATCGGCGGGGACCTGCAGCACCTCGCGCGTCAGGTCGATCGCAGCTTTCAGCTTGTCCTTGCCGATCTTGGCGCGGTGCGAGCGGCCGAGCGGGGCGTCGGAGAGGTTCTTGAGGGCCCATCCGGGGCGCTTGGCGCAGGGGCCGGACGAAAAATTAGGCACGCGCGGACGCACGGCCGGAACGGTATTCGCCATCGATGTCTCCATCCTTACAGATGGGCGCGCCCCGTTGGGGGGGCGTGTCCCGTCGATGGGGGTAGGATGGGAGGGAGGGGGAGTCAAGGCGCTATCTGTAGCGCGAACTTTCAAATGGCAACGCGCGAACAATCAAATGGCAACAGATCGTAGAATTGAGCGTGGTGCTAACGGGCAAGCCGCTTCTTCAATGATGCCAGCGAAACCTCGGCGGCCGCCTGGTTGAGCATCGCGTTCACTGTCGCGGAGAGACAGTCCTCAATGGCTTGGAAATACGCTCGCATGTCCTCGGACCGTGCGGCATCAATTTCCACCGCTTGACGCAGGCCCGAACGGTGGATGTCCCTCATTGCCTGCGAGCAGTACAGAGTTTTTGCTGCGAGCGCGTCGCGCATCGCCGCCAGTAGGGGCTCAAGGTCGCCCTGCCAACTGCTCGGCACCTTTTTCTTCGCTACCACGGCCGATTTGAGCTGACGGACTGCAAAGATCACCGCCTGCGTTTTAGCGAGGACGTCGTTGTAGACGTCAGCGCGATTCTCAAACTCCTTTCTAACCCAGTCGCGTTCAAACGATCGCTCTTTGTCTCGGTAGGCAAACCAGAGCGTCAGTCCAGAACCCGAAAGTGTGCCGATCACAGCGATTATCGCAGGCCAGAGATTGGTCATCGCGCGTCCGTCGAAATGATCACCTCGCGCACCCGCTTGCTCTTGCCCGCGCCGCCCGCCTGGTAGCTCAGCTCGACCATCTCGATCGAGGCCCAGGCGAACAGCTCGCGCACCGCGGGCACGTCGTTCAACGAGAGAATGAAGCGGCCTTGAAGCCGCTGTAAAGCGGCGCTGAGCTCCTCGAACTGCTCCCGCCCGAATAATCCACGGCCATAGAAGTGCTCGGTGCCCCAATAGGGCGGGTCGAGATAGAACAGTGTACCCGGCCGATCCCAGCGCCGGATGAATTCCTGCCAGGGCAGGCACTCGATCCATACGCCGGCCAGACGGTCATGCACGGCCTCCAGGAGCGGCTGCAGGCGGGTGACATCGAAGCGAGCGGGCGCCTTCGTGTCGATGCCAAAGGTCCTGCCGGCGACCTTGCCGCCGAAGGCGAGCTTCTGGAGGTAGAGGAACCGCGCCGCCCGTTCGAGGTCAGTCAGCGTGTCCGGGTCCTGGGCATTGAGCCGCTCGAATTCAGCCCTGCTCGCCAGCTGCCAGCGCAGCATGTCGAGGAAAGCCTGGTAGTGGCGCTGGAGCACGCGGAAGAATATGGCGACGTCGCGTGAGGCGTCGTTGATGACCTCGGCCTTGGGTTTTGCCGGGCGGCGGAGGAAGACGCCTCCCATGCCGACAAACGCCTCCGCATAGGTCGTGTGCTCGATAGCGCTGATCCGATCGACCAGGCGGCCGGCGAGTTGCTTCTTGCCGCCGATATAGCCAGCGACGGGGGAAATAGGTCGAACCATGTTCATCTGATCTTAGAGCCTGAAGGCGCCCGATGCGGCGCGGCCTCACGGCCGCCGTGGCGGGCGATGTAATCTCCAGTGTCATCGGGCGGCGTTGCCTTGGCGGGGACAGCCGCTGGAGCCCTCGGGCTCCCTCGTCACGTATCGGTCGCTCGCGCTCCAATCCGCTTGCGCAGCTGCATGGTGCCGGTGAGCAACAGCGCCTGGTCACCGTCGCCCCAGCTGATGCGGGCTTCGTGATAATGGTTTCCCAGCTGCAGGCCTCCCTCGCGGAACAGCGTGTCAGCCGGTCGAAGCGAGACCTGGACGAAACGCTTCCCCGGTCCTGCGCTGATCGAGACGCCAGATCCGAGTGATTTGCGGATGAAGAATGCGGCCTCGGCCGCATCTGGCGACGGCGCGCAGATCCAATCAGCAGCCGTGACGACCTCATCGAAGTTCTCCCCGTCCGCATAGACCAGCGGAATCCGGAGCACACGGCTGGTGCCGGCGTAGTGCATGAATGTCTGCCCGGTGGCCGTCATCCGATCCTTCCTTTCAGCAGCGTCTCGATGTCGACCTGCGCGGCTAGCATCGTTGAGGCGTCGATCCGGCCGTCGATCCGCGTCAGGGCATCGATCCAGCCCAACAGCTCGGAGATCGGGATGTCTTCCAGATCAGCGGCGAGTGCGCCGATGGCCTGGACAAGATCCGCACCCGATTCGAGCGCCCCCAGAACGCCGGCGAGCGAGATGTTGCCAAGCGCATGCAGCTCGTCCGCGGCCTCAACCGAGGTCAGGGCGCCTGCTATGGCCAGCGCGCCGTCCAGCGCGGCAACGTCGACGCCGCGATCGACAATGATTGCCGTACCGGCTGCGACCAGAGACCCCACAATGCCGAGCTGATCGGGACTGCTGCCGATCGAGCCGAGCGAACCGGCGATGGACGAGCTTCCTGAGGCAGCGGCAGCGTCGGCGTCGCCCGCCAAGGCATCGACCAGGCCAGCGATGGCGATCGATCCGGAGGCGGCCGCCGTGTCCGAGCCGACGTCCGTCGCCTGGACTGCACCAATCGCGATCCTGCCTCCGATGATGAAGGCGCTGTCGCCACCAATATCCTGGGCCGAAATGCCACCGGCGATGGGCAGTCCGCCGATCAGCGCAAGCGAATCCGGCGCCTGTTCAGCAGCGGCAAGGGAGCCAGAGCAGCCGGTCGATCCTGAGAGCGCTGCCAGCTCGCCCGCGTTGTCGATTACGCTGATACCGCCCGCAACAGTGGTCCCGCCGATCGCTGCGGTGGTATCACTGGAACCGTCAACCAGCACGGCTGCGCCGCCGATCGCCACGCGTCCGGTTGCTGAAGCTGTGTCGCCGGCCGACTCCATTACGACGATATCGCCGGAGATCGTGGGCAGGCTCGTCGAGCCCGAGGCCACGACGCTATCCGCCCCGCTCTCGCCGACATCGAGCGATCCGCCGATCGTGACCGCGCCCGACCCGGTGGCCGTATCGCTAGCGCCTTCCGGAACTGCCAGAGAGCCAGCCAATGCGACCATACCGGCGGCCGAGGTTGTATCCGAGCCGCTGTCGGTGGCCGAAAGCGCGCCGACGATGGTTGGACTGCCCGAAGGCCCATCAGCTGTGATCGTGAAGCGGACCCTGCCGTTGCCGCCTGTACCGCCATTGCCCGACGCGCCAGAGATGGCGCCACCACCGCCGCCCGGAGCTGCCGCCGCAGCAACCGACGTACCCGTGCTGGAGGCACCGCCCAGACCACCGTCAGGCGATCCTGCTGCGCCTTGCGTGGCTCCTGAAGCGTTGCCACCGGCGCCGGCCGAGCCCGCGCCGCCTCCGCCTGCGCCGCGAAGCGTCGTGCCGGAGCCAGTGTTGCCGCCGGCGCCGCCCGCGAACTTGGTCGTGCCGATCGAGGCAGCCGTCGTGCCGCCCGCACCGTTGACCGTCGAGGTGCCGGCCGAGCCTGCCTTCGCCAGCGCGCCATGCGACACCAGCGTCGGCGCGGTGTTCGTGGTGATCCGGATCCATGTGTCGCTGGATGGCGCGCCGCCGGTGGTGGCGCTCGTACCAGCTGCACCGGCGCCTACATTCCAATAAATCGTGTCGCCGACGCTGACGGGCCAGCCGTCGCCAGCGTTGTTTGATGCCGCGAAGGCGCCGCCGCCCGAACCACGACCGCGTCGAGGGCCGCCGGCACCTGGCCCCCAGCCTTCAACGAGGTTGAGGACGCCAGTCCCGTTCGGCAGCTCGGTCGAGGTGAGCGTAAGAGACCCTGAACCAGTCGTGCTGACCGTCGTAGTGACCGGAGCGAGCGTAATCGGCGCGCTATCCGCGGTGACCACCTCAACTGAGTCGCCTATGGCGTTCGTCGCAATGACGCCGAAAGCGAGAGTTTGCCCCTCGTCACCGGAAACAGGCGTGTAGTTCGGCGAGGCCGATCGGCTGCCTCTCGCAACCCCGCCGACATATGGCAGGAAACCATAGCTCGTAGGGCTATCAGTCCACGCGCCATTGGAGCAGGTATTGACCTGACCTAGCGCAGGCGTCGTGTCGCTCAGTGTCGGGACGCTGGTGTTGCTCGGCGGATTGGTCGGGCCAGCGCTGGCGCCAAGCCAAGCGAACCCGCTCGGAACCGTCAGACCAGCTGCGACCGGATCGTCGATGATCGTGACAGGGTTTGGGCCCGGAATAACGGCCGGGACATGCCCTGAACCCACAAGCGGATTGACAATTCCGCCTGTTCCGAGAGCCGGGTTTCCCGAGCTTAGAAGGGTGTTGCCTTTGTAAGCCCAGAGGCGGTTAGCATCGACATCGACCGCAAACATGACGATGTCGTTGGCGAGGACATCACCGCCGTAAGACTCGTAACCTGAGGCTGCGCCGGCGGCATCAAGCCAGACAGCTTGGATATCGCCGTACTCTTGGACGATGAACCCAGACCCACCACTGTAGCTCGGAAAACTCCAGGATGGTTGCAGCGCTCCAACAACCTGAACGCCACCTTCCAAGGCAACGCCCAGGCGGAAAGCGAAGGCGCATTTACCAGTAAGAGCGGTGTTGGTCTTGGCGCCGGGATCAGCGCCAGTGCCCGTAGCGGTCAGATTGCCGTTCGAGAGGCTGACGTTATTCGAGCCGGTGAGCGTGAACTGTAGCGGCACGAGCCTACCCCACGATCACGATCACCGAGACGTTGGCGAGAGTGACGGTCACGGTGCGTGCGTGAACACGGCCGCGCTGACCGTTACGGGCTGGTTGAGCGTGATCTCAAGGCTGTCGAGCTGCAGATCCGCATTGGCCTTGCAGTACCAATCCCAGGTGACCGTTCCATCGGCGATGCCGGCGGCCGTGCCAGACGGCCCAGCGCCGGCCGAGGTCGAGCCAGCCGCAACGCATTTGTAGATTTCGGAGCCATTGGTGCGGTAGGCGCCGAGCGGAACGGCGGTTGAGGCAACACGCGCCGGCGCGGCCGCCGCCGTCAGGCCGACGTCGAATTCATTGAGCGTCGTGCCGCCGGTTGCGGTCCGGATGCGAGCCCGCAGCGCCTTGCCGGAATTGTCGGCCGAGGCGTCCGTCTTGGGGAAGCCGGCAAGCGTCGCAACACCAGCACCGGACGGCGCTGGGGCGGCCGGGTTGTTGAGCGAAAGTGTGGCGAGAACGGCGCCGAATCCGGCGGTGCAGATCTCAAGCACACCGGTCGTGCCGATCGCCGAAATCCAGGCGGCCATGCGGGCGATTTTCACGGCGTCGGTGTAGACGTTGGTCATTGTTCGAGCTTTCGAGCTGGGCCGCCGTCAGGGGCGATCGAGGTTGCGGATAAGCTTGAGGCCGGCGGCTACGCCGCGGCCGTCCATGCCGTCGTCGCCGTCGCGCGGCAGGCCACAGCCGGCAAGCGACAGGACCAGGATTGCGAGGGTGAGCGCGCGCATCGTCAGGCCACCACGATGAGGAGGCCCCAGAGCGCGCCAACTGCGAACTCGGCGCGAGGCCAGTCCAGGGCGTTCAGCGGACGAAACAGGACGTGGTAGGCGATCGTGGCCAGGGCGGCGAAGGATACGCCCGCAAGCCAGAATTCCGGCCGGCCGGCGAGCCAGGCTATGGCAATGACGCCGGGCAGGATGAAGAGCATCCGGGCGAAAACCGGTAGCAGCGAGCCTGGCAGAGCCAGCAACGCTGCCTCGACCAGGTCCGGCGAGCGATCCGGGCGACGGCCGCCGACGCGCATGAGGATGTGGCCCCAGCCCCAGACGGCCCACAAGGCATAGGCCGCCGCGAAGGCCAGCGCGATCGGCCAAGGTTGAAGCAGCAGTGCGACGGCGCCGATAGCCGGCGTGACATAGATGAGGGCACGGCCACGGAGCCATTCCGGCTTCCAGGAAGCGTCGCCGCGCAGGCGATTGAGGCAGGCGCAGGCGATGATCACGAAGAGCGCGGTCATGGCGCCACCTCGAAGGCAGCGTCGATCTCGGCGGTCGTCGTAACGGTGCCGGCCTCGATCGACGCGAGCAACCCGGCCTCGATGCCGAAGACCGTGCGGACATGCTCGCGCGCAGCGATCGCCAGGGCGGGGAAGTCGGCATTCGCCACGGAGCGGAACTGACCGTCCGCGAATTTCCAGCCGTCGCCATCGATACGCACGCCCTGGGCGATCGCCTGGAGCTCGGACAGGATCTTGCCCTGGCTGCGATCATCGGTGTGGATCGGCCAGCCGTTCCAGATCGTGCCGGCCTGCTCACGCCGCCAGCGGAGGTCTGCCGCGTAGGCTATAAGCTCGGCTTTCGTCCGGACGGGCGCGGCCGGCGGATTGAACACGCCGCCGTTGAGCAAGAAACCGGGTTCAACCTCGGAATCGCAAGCGTGCCAGACCCCCGGAAAGTCCGGATGAAACGCATCTTGCGGCGTCAGATCGTCCGCCGGAGGAACCCAGATCTCGACCACTACTGCATCGAGCACGCGCGCATAGGGCTGATTCATGTCGCTCACGGCGTGGCGTAGGTGATGGTCACCCGCCCGTTGCCGCCCTTCTGTCCACCATAGGAATTGACGTTGGTATTGCCGGCTGCGCCTCCGCCGGGCTGCTGACCGGAATTGCCCTGCTGGCCACCTTGAGCCCCCCGCGCGCCGTTTCCGCCGGGGGAACCGTTGCCGCCGAACGAAACAAAGGCACCGCCGCCTGGCACAATAATCTGGGCGCCGGCCGACGACGTTCCGCCCGCCCCCGGCGAGCCTCCCGCGGGACCGCCCGCGCCGCCGCCGCTCGCCGTCAAGAGCGCACCGACCGACGTCGAGCCTCCGCTGCCCCCGGAATTTCCTGGCGCCGTGCTGGTATTGCCGCCGACGCCAATCGTCACGGCGTGGATCGCGCCGGGTGTGACGGCCACATATCGCGCGGCATACAAGCCGCCACCGCCGCCCAGGCCGCCGAGGGAGGAACCGTCACCGGCGCCGCCGCCGCCACCGGCGCCCCAAGCCTCGATAAATGCGAACAGAACCCCGGCCGGAACCGTCCAGCTTCCTGAGACGTCAAAATTTACGACCGAGAGATTGACCGGGTTGAACGCCGCGCGGAGGTCGCTGGCGACCACCCCGCGACAGCGGAAGGCGGCTCCATCGAACGCAATGTCGAGCAGGCTATTGGCAGGAACGTCGCCCGGAGCCATCGCGCTCCCGCTGCGCCGCACGAGCGGGACCACGCCAACGCCGTCGACATTAATGGTCATGGCGTCGGTGTTAGCCCCGGCGCCGGTAAGTAGGAGAAGCGGCAAGCCAGCGGCGTAGGCCGCCAAGTCCGGCGTGAGGTCGACGGTCAGCGCATTCGCTGTTCCGCCGACGATCTTCCAGTTGAAAGCGCCCGATCGGATCACGCGCCGCAGCTGCGCGAAATCCGCGTTGGACGGCACAAAGCCCGCGCCCTCCACCGCACCGACAACCTCCTCCTGGATGGCGTTATGCCAAAGGGCAGCGAGCTCGGTGCCCGGCACACCCCCGACTGTATCCTTGCCCCGGAAGCCTCTGCGGCCGCCGCCGAGATCGATGGTGTTGGCGCCGATAATGCGGTCCATGGCCGGTCCCTAGATGTAGCGGAAGGCGACCTCGGTATGCGCCGGCTTGGCGCGCCGGATGTCGCATTCGACGTCGGAAAGGATGATGTCGAGCAGGAGATCGCCCGCCTGGGCTTCGTCGACTTTCGCGACGGTCTCGCCGAGCAGTGCGAGCTCGACGGTCCAGACGAACTGCTCCGGGCTTTCGACCAGCTCATCGCCGGCCTGTGCGGCATCGGCGACCGTGACGCGGTTCTCTACGATGGCGATGGCGACGCCGCGCCGGGCGGCCAGCGCGGTGAAATACGCGATCGAGGCACCGCCGCGGCCGGTCCAGCGCTGGTGTGCGAGCTGGCGGCGCTGCTCGAGCGACATGGTCGCAGGATCGCGTCCGCACGGGTCCGGCCCCAGTACGCGCTCGAAATCAGGCAGGAGCAGCGTCGCCGTGCGCGGGTCGATCTCCTCCATCATCTGCTGGGCGACCAGCTCGATATCGGCGGTGCCCGCAGCGATCGACTTGAACAGCGTTTCAAACAGGCTCGGTGGCGCCCCTTGCGCGCAATGCGGCCAGACCCAGCCGCGGGGCGCATTGCGGACGATATCCGACCGGGCCTGGTCCTTGCTCCTGCTCACGGCGCCACCCAGGTGATGACGCCCCGGCTGGCGAGCTCGCGCGGCGCGCAGACGACATCGCCGGCCGGGACGGTCAGCACGTGCGAGTATTCGCCATTGGCGGCCGAGATGGCCTCGGAGATCCGCGAATGCGGCAAGGTGCCGCCGATCTCGGCCTCTCGGGCATGAAACTCGTCGAGGGCGGCTTCAACGGCCGCCCGGTTGGCGGCCGAATCCGGGCTCAGTTTTATCGTGTAGGGCTGGACCTTCTGCAGGTAGCTCATGACGATGACCTCGGCGGTCACGGGACGCTGCGTTTCGAGATGGGAAGCGATCGCGTCGATCTCCGCCTCGGTCGGTTCAACCGGCACTGACGCCGTCCCCATCGCGACGACGACGCCGACCGAGCCGTAGCCGACCCAGTTCGGGATGGCCTTGACCTTCGAGGCCGCAAACTGGGCGAAGACCCAGTTGGGATAATCGAAGCCCGCACCGCCATGGCCAGGCTCGCGGATGACGGCCAGAAGACGCGCCAGGAGCGACTCGTCCGATTCTTCGGCCGCGCCGCCGGCGAGACCGCCATCGTCGAGCGTGGCGGCTTGCGGATCGAGGCCGGCCAGCGCGGTCACGATCGGCAAGATGGCGCCGCCTGCGGTGTTGGCGCCAGCGCCGCCCTCCGTGGCGATAAGGCCGAGCGTGACCGAGCCGCCGCCGGCGACGACGCCGGGAGCGGTGGTTTCGACCAGTCCGCCACCCGGCGTGCGCAATTGCAGACCGCTTGGTACGGCGAGCCCCGGCGTTCCGGTGAAGACCGCATAGCCGACTGCCTTGGTCGCCTCGCGCTTGAACACGCCCCAAATCGAGGCATGGCGCACCAGGTGCTCCTGCTCGGCCTTGTCCGGCATGTACTGGTCGCCCCACCAGCGCAGGTGCAGATGGGTTTCGAAGAGCCCGTTCGCGTCGGTGCGCAGATGCGCCGAGATCAAGCCCTTCTCGGAGCGCACGGCGCGCGCGATCGCGGCCGGGTCCTTATCCGGACGTAGCTGGATCAGCGCCGCTTCCATCTCGGCCTCGGCGCGGCCTAGAATGTCCTGGGGTGTCGGGAGCGGAAACGGCATCAACGCACCCGGACGTTACGCTCGACGACCTGGCCGTCGACCTTGCAGCGCAGGCTGAGCATCCCGGCGCGGACCCATTCGGCGCTGACCTCGGCCGCCTGGCCGAGCTCGGCTTGCGCCCAGGCCAACGCCTCCTCCGCCCAGAACTGGGCGAAGCGGCGGGTGGTCTCCGTCTGCTTGGCGCGGTCGAGCAGCCAGATCCGGCATCCGATCTTGCGGCCGAGCCGATCAAGCGCATCGCCGACCCAGCCGCGCCGCGAGACGAAGGAGGTCGAGGCGTTGAGCGCGTCGATGCCGCTCGGCATCTCGTCATCCGGCTCGGCCCGGCGATCGGTACCGAGCGAGATCAGCATCGGCGTCAGCGCGGTTTCGTCGAGCAGGAGATCGCAGTCGTCGCCCAGCGCCAGATCGGCGCGGCGCGTCACCGGGTCATAGACCAGAGCTGCGTCGAGAAAGGCGGACATGGCGCCGAAAGTGACGCGCGCGCGCAAGCTGCGGCACGCCCCGATCTCGGGGCATCACGCGCTCTTGCTTCAGGAAACGAGAGACGTATCTCGGGAGGACGACACGACCGAAGGCCGAGCATGCTCACCGATCGAGACCAAACACCCATCATCCCGCGGATGGCGGTTGCCTACCATGAGGCTGGACATGCGCTTGCCGCCCTGCATGTGGGCAACCGGATCGATTTCGCTTCTATCGACGGCGCAGTCTCCTACAAAGCTGACGCAACCGGCCTAGCCCCGGCACAACAGCGAGCGTTCGTCGCTGATCAAATGTTCGTTCTATGGGCTGGGCATTCTGCCGAGCTGCTCTTCTGGAGAAGCTTCGCCGGGGAGAAGCCAGAATTCCTGACAAGCCACCGCAATGATGTCCGCAAGGCGGAAAATTGGGCGCGCCTTGTCGCAAATCGAGAGGAAGACGTCAGCGAGCTCATGGATGAGGCTCGATCCCGTGCTTTTCGATTCGCTGTCACCTACTCGCAAACTCTCACGGCCCTGGCCTCGCGCCTTTCTGAGACTGGTGAGATGTCGGAGGAGGAGATCCGCGGCATCGCAGCCGCGACGTTTTAAATCTCCGGCTCCGGGTCCGGGCCGACGACAGGCGGCACCGAGCACCACACGCCGCCGCGATCGACAAGGACATAGTGGTCGCCCGTCCGGATCTTGGCGTAGTCCGTCCGAACGACCGTCCGCGAATCCGCGCCGACCTTTGCGACGACGCGATCCTCCGTCACCTCGGCCGTGGTCTCCTTCACCTTCACGAAGACCTTCTTCGTCGTCAGAATCTCGATCGTCCCGTCCGCCTTGAAGTGGATGCGGTCGCCCTTGAGGTTGTGCACGGCGGCCTCGCCCTCGGCGAGATTGCCCAGGCGCGATCCTGGCGCCGCGACCGGGAGCCCGGCGAGATCGCCCTGGTCGCCGCCGATCGCGAAGACGAGCATCATGCCGCCGGCCGGCGGGCGAGAGGAGAAGCCGAATGCCTGCGCGATCTCGACATCGGTGCGGTCGACATGGCGATGCGTGGTGACGCTGGCGGTCTGGCTGCCGCCCTTGTCATTGGTCGAGCGCACCACGGCCCGGCTGACGATGCCGCGGAAGGCGTGGACGATGTCCTTGATATCCATGGCTGGCCTCAGAGCGGGTTGGCGGTGCCGTCGAGCTTGCCGGCCTTGCCCGAGCTAGCCTTGCCCTTGGACTTGCCCGAACCCTTGTCCGCGCGGCGATCATTCTCCGGCAGGAGGTCGTAGGCTTCCGGCCCTGTGATCCGCAGCTTGGTCTGAGGCCCGCGGTCGCCATAGGCGACGCGGATGCCGGCGATGAGCATGTCGCGGTCGAGGTTCGAGTAGGCATCGGAGACGCCGGCGATGGTGTTGGGTTTCCAGAACTGGCCGTTCGCCTGGAAATCCGGCCAGGCGTAATCCTCCTTGTCGCCCTTGCCCCGCCGGGTCCGCATCTCCCACTCGGCCTGGCGCTGGGCGTCGAAGGCCGTGGCCTTGGTGCGGGCCATGGCTATGAAGGGCCGCCAGCGCGTTACCTCCGGATCCCGGGCATGGCCCATGACGAGCGTGCCTGCGCCTTCCGGCACATCCTGCGGGTCGTCGGTCGCCGGGGCCGACTGGGCGGGCGCCGACTCGAGCGGCTCGGCCGAGGCATCGAGCGCGGCTGTCTTCGAGCGGCGGCCGCCGTTCTTCTCGCTCTGGCCCTTCACGAAATAGTCGCTGAAGCGTTCCCGCGCCGAGAAGGAGCCGCGCAGCCTGGTGATGTTTCCCGGAAAGCGGATATCGCTGGCGGCGCGCTCCTGGCCGGAGCGGGTGATGACGAGCGTGCCGACGCGGTCGGTGGTGATGAGGACGCCGCGCTGCTTGGCGTATTTCGCGAGGATGGAGAGGACAGTCTCGCCGGCCTCCACCGTGCATTTGTCGAAGTTCGGGGAAACATCGGTATCGCAGCGCACCTTGATGCCGAAGGGCGCGCAGAGCTTCTCCGCGAGCTCGGTCAGCGAGATGTCGCGATACTCGTGCTTGCCACGCGGATCCGGCGGACAGTCGACCAGGT